GAGTTTGACCTGAGGGTTTAACCCAAAGGTCCATTTCACTTACCTAGGAGGTTTTATGACTCGTTTACAATTAGCTCGTTTTATACGCTTCACCCTTAACCCCTCGAAAGAGGATATGGCTGGAGCATACTATGCTGTCAGCAGTGCGACTATAAAGTCACGTGCTGATGGCAGCCGTGCTGAACTGGTGGACGCCGTTTATAAACGGTATTCAGTAGTCCAGCTTCGCACCTTTAAAAAGGAGCGTTTGGTTGGGCTTATTGTAAATTATCTCCTTGATCCGAACACCGAAGCTGAAGCAAACCGCCCTCTTGGCGTGTCTGTTTCGGACTTCGACTGTGAGGTCATGGATTTTCTGACTTTACTCTCTGAAAGCGAAGATAAGTTACTAATCGACGCCTACATTGAGTATTGCCTGAGTCATGATGTCAGCTGCCACATACGAAATCCCCGCACGTTCTCTGAAATTCGAGAGCAAACGGGTGTATCGTATGGTCCTTTCGGCATGGACTTCTGCTTTTGGTTGGAAAACCTTGAGCGTGAAGGCTGTGCATCGCTGTTTCGAAAGGTACACTAGGTCAAGAAACTTCAAGGAGACACACACATGGAAAACGACTGCTACCTCGTTCGACGTTACAAAAAGCGATTAGGCGTAATCTTGCGCCTCGTTACTTTCGTTTCGTCGATCTTGGTGATAGCCGCTACCATGTGCTATGACATTATCAGGGAGGTTAGACTGCGTGCAGAACCTGCGCGTAATCCAGCCCCCCTCGTGGTGCCGTCTCCTTATCTTGCCGTGAAATGGCCCAACAAGGTTGAGCGAGTCTACTGCTATGGGTAGCTACATACCGTACTATCCTGGCATAAAACCGCAGCAATCCTTAAAAACAAGGGCTACATTGGGCTTAGCCAGCGCTGCACTGAGTTTCCGAGGGAAACGAGGTACATTCTGCACTATAGACATAACCCGAAAAGACGGGGTGATGATATACCATTCTAAGCTCTTTGAGCTTAATCGGGATTTTCCCGAAATCATGGAAATCGTCGTCCCCGCCATACGGAGTGGCTATAGTGTGTGGTTTACCTACTATTACCAAGGACCCGGTGAGTTAGAGCGCTTCCAACACCGCAAACGTTATCCTTTTGACCTGATCTATAAAGACCCGGCTAAGAAGGATGGCCCCGCCCTCATCGTTATCAAAGGGCGTGGTAGTGTTGGACTACAGCAAGCTGTGCGTACCGCACGCTTGAGACAACGGAGAGATGATAATCTCCGATTACGGAGGGATGGACACCATACTTCCCCGCTTGGCGCCAAGACGGCGTTCGGTTCCGTGGCCCGATGGTCTTGCACGAATAACGTCTGCACGTTTCCTGCTGCAGACGTATATCTTGCTTATGACCGTTCGGCTTCTGGGACGACGACGCCGTCTTATGTCAAGCGGAAGAAGAGTGGTACCTTACCTATAAATGCCTACAGCATGAGCTTGTATGAGTGCTCCGACGGTGGTTATGGAATAGACACGTGGACTTCTAACGGGTCTGGTTCCGTGGCCTCCGGTGGTGGCGCATATGCAAGCCAGCTCGGCACTTCCGTATTTGGTGGTACAGCAGGAAGTCCGCCGCCAAGTTCGTCGGCGGACTTTCGTGCGCAGCGGAAACTACGTGAGAAGCTTGGGCCAAGTAATAATATAGCCCAGGATTTCGCGCAGTTCTACCAGGTTAGCAACCTTATAGGGAATAACCTTACGAGGATTGCTAAATCTGTGATGGCGCTCAGACAGGGTAACCTAGCTGAGTCCATAAGTACGCTGTGGCACGGCCAGAAACCTGTGTTCCGAAGAGGGAAGCATCCGCGACCGGAAAACTCAATAGCTGATAATTGGCTAATGATGCAGTACGGTTGGAAGCCTCTTCTCGAGGATATACACGGGGTAATGGAGTCGTTGAAGAGGTATAACCTCGCCGACGAGACTGTTTACACCATCAGGTCTTCTGCAACTAATGAGAGACATACGCATGAGCCGGGATTCCTCAATGTGGCGGGACCTCGTACTTACACCGGAGCGAAGGGCGAAATTGCCCAAACTACGGTGCGGTATGGGTTACGTTACAGAGTGGCTAACCGACTTAAAGTATTTCTCCAGCAGACTGGCTTTACAAATCCTGCGTCCCTAGCGTGGGAGGTACTCCCGTGGTCATTTGTCGTAGACTGGGCACTACCCATCGGGCCTTGGATTGACTCTTTTACGAGTTATTCCGGCCTTGAATTTATTGATGGGTGGAAGAGCATAGTTACGGAAGTGATCACAGATTGGAACACGAGTTACTGTGGGAAGCTAAACGTGTCGGACCCGAACGATGTGCAGATGATCTCGTATTATGGGACCCTGCGGAAAAGGAGCGTGACGTATGCTCGGACGAGGCTTATTGCCTTTCCGACATCGCCTGTTCCTGAACCAAAGAACCCTATAACTATGACTCATGCTGCAAACGGTTTGGCCCTTCTCGTCTCGGCCTTTAACAAGCCAATTTCGGCTTCCTTCAAGAAAACTCTAGGGCTTAGTTCTTAACCTGCTAGTAAAGGAGCAATTTAATGCCCGCCATAGGCAGCATTAAAACGTCGAGTATCCTCGGTACACTCACTCGTACTTCGAGTGCCACTGTTGGATTCGACAAAACGTTTAGCCCCGAAGGTATTGATACCAAGGGTGTTTCGCGATGGGTAGATCGATCGGGCGGTATTGCCGTCAATTTCCCCAGCATTTCTTTGTCCTCACGGAGGCCTACCAAGACTTCCAGAATGTACAAGGTTATGCTAAAAGTTGCTATGCCTACACCTGATATCACATCGCCCTCGACGGGTTCCGGTATACAACCGGCTCCGTCCAAAGCGTATGATAACGTGTGTATCATAGAGTTCTTGCTACCAGAAAGAGGTACGACGGCTGAACGGCTTGCTTTGTTCAACCACGTGCACTCGCTGTTTTGTAGCACGATCAACGCGTCAGACGACTTGCCCACAGATGCAACGGGCTCGCCGTTATTGGCCGTTGTGCAGGACCTCGACACCATCTATTAATACCAGGTGGTGCTTTACCCGGGATAAACTCCGGTGATCCTGTCAACTTTATAGGCATAACCTATGTCTTCTAAGAAGCAAGGTGGGAAGTTCCTTAAAGGACTTCAGAAATATAGCGTTGCACCCAAGGAAACAACCTTGGTGATTGAGAAATATCTTCAGGCTCTTGATTGTCCTCGAAGTCTAACCGTCTGGCTCATGTTCATAAACAATGAACATGGTCAGCTGGCGAACCTCGAGTTCGATCCGCTGGATTATACTGCGTCCAGTGTTAAGAGTGCTTACATGGCTACCAAGTTCTTGTCTAAGTTCAAGGGTCTTACCTTGAGCTCGGATTTGGACGAAGCGGCCTGGTTGAAGTTCAGAGAATTCGAACTTCTCTGTAAGCAAACGAATGCTCGCTTTCGCGACTTGTCGCGCGACACCCTTTATCAGGGACGCGCTGTGTCATTGCATAACGCAGTGATGCATAAAATCGACAAGTTGTTGGGCGAGTTTTCACCTGAGGAGATGTTCTCAGAGCCAGACTGGGGCCCTGGCGCCTCTACGTTGATAAAGCGTAGGGACGCTAGTTCCGTCGTCAAATTCCAGAATGAAACTGGAATAACGCGTGACCTCTACTCCTTAATACCACCTGAGATCACAGCAGTAGCATACCCGCTGTGGACTCAGCACCTGGAAAATCTTGTATACGAGGGTAAAACATATCCCACGTACCAGGTAGGTAATAAGGTTATCACCGTTGCGAAGGATGCGAAAACCAATCGAGTTATTGCTATCGAGCCAGGTATCAATCTTTGGTACCAGAAAGCTCTTGGCAATATGATTGGGAAACGCCTCCGAAGCGTGGGTGTCGACTTGCGCTATCAGAGCCGAAATCAGCAACTGGCAAAGCTAGGGTCGCAAGACCTTAGCCTAGCTACTGTTGATCTTAGTTCCGCCAGCGATTCCGTAAGCCGTGGCGTCGTCGAGGCATTACTACCTCGTCGATGGCATAGCGTTATGGATAGTTGTCGCTCCCATTACGGGCAATTCTTAGGCCAAGTTGTGAAGTGGGAGAAGTTTTCCTCTATGGGAAATGGCTTCACCTTTCAGCTTGAATCACTAATCTTCTACGCAGTAGCAAAATCCTGTGTAGAGTATTTAGACCTTCCCGGCCGTAAGACCGTGAGTGTCTATGGTGACGACGTCATTTTACCGACGTCTGCCTTCGAACTGTTCTCCGAGATGATGGAGTTCTACGGCTTTCGTATAAACGAAAAGAAGAGTCATTACAAATCTCCTTTCCGTGAAAGCTGTGGCTCGCATTATTTCTCGGGTTCGGACCTAAAGCCAATTTATCTTAAAGATAGGCTCAGCAATATCCTGACGGTATACCGTCTTGCGAATGCGGTTCGAAGGTTGGCTCACAGGCAATGTTGTAATCTAGCCTGTGATTCAGCTTTTCGATCCACGTTCTATCACCTCGTTCATATGGTCCCCGAGGCTTTACGGCTTTGGGTTCCTGACGGACTTGGTGATGGGGGATTCATCGGTAATTTTGATGAATGTACCCCTATCAAAGCAAACGTTGGTAAGCCCTTGTACAAATACTATGAGGGATACCGCGTTTTGCATTTGACGGAAGTAGCAGTAAGCTACGATGATGAGCGCTACGGCTATTTATTAGCCGAGTTATGGCGTATATCCGAACGCGATGTGGATTCGATTCCACGTCGGGAACGCTCGTCAACACTCGAAACGATTCGCAAAGTCGCGCTTTGGTGTGATGTGGAGATTAAAGGACGTAACTCCGTCCCTCTACACCGCACCAAGATGCGATTAGCGAAGAGTGTTGTTAGGCGGTGGTACGATCTCGGTCCTTGGGTCTAATAAACCCTAGGGCTGCCGGGACCGTACTCTAGGTCGCCTGTTGCCCCTCACGGGGGCGCAGGTTTTCTCACACCTATTTTCAGT